TTATTAAAGCAGATTCCGTTAAAAAATATGGAACAGAAACTTTTGATGCTCTAAATGCTGGAAGGTTTGCTAATGGTGGACTAATTAAAGGATATGATAATGGTGGATTAGTCTCAGGTACAGGTATGTACAGCGGAAGAATGTTTATCCCACCAAAGTATTCAACATCATATTCTGAACAATACGATCCACGCACCAAGCAACCTTTTAAATTCCCCGCTGAAGGTGAAACTGTTCATTTTATGGAAGACATGCTGCCACCTTCAATGCGTCCGCAAAAGAGTTTGTTCGGACAATTTAAGCGTCTGTTTACCCCTTCACTTTGGGGAATAGGAAAAGATGTACGGGGTAAAGATGTAACAGGTGGAGTAGTAGATCTTCCTTATAATGTTGGATATAAAGGTATTTATAAGAATTTACTATTCCCAACTGCACTAATGCTAGACAGAGCTACAAGGCTTGGCCCTAGTGGGCCGTCTGGTCTATATGGTAGCCCATTAGCTGGTACAAATAAAAAGAGAGAGGCTGAACTATTAGCTAGATCTAGAGCAGAAGGATTTGGCTCAGTCGCACCTGAAGTATTGCTCACCGCAGGACTTGATATGGCAAGTGTTTTTCCACTTACTGGAGTTGGTTCTAAAATAGGAAACATAGGATTCAGTCAAGCACAGATTGCAAAAATGGCTGCTGAAAAAGCTGCTCAAAAAGCTGCTACAAGATCAGCTTTAGAAAAAGCAGGTATTGGACTTCCAGGTATGATGCAGTCCATTCAATCTAGACTTAGTCCACAAGCTGCACTTAGAAAAAAGACCGCGTTTGCTAAAAATGCTGCAGTTGCAGCAATGATAGGTGCATCAAAACCATTTGCTGAAAATAAACTTTCCTTAATGCTACCAGAGCTAAAGTCAAAAAATTCTGTTTCAACTTCTATTACAGCTAAGCCTGGTACTAAAAAACATGCTGGCACTCTTTCTGACTGGGTAGAGCACGATGGCTATAGAATACCAGTTTATCGTGGGGGCCCTTTTGGAGAAAACGAGTCAGTAATATTTCAAGGAATGGGAGAAGATTTTTCTCCAATTTTAAAACGCGGTCACGTTACAACAGTAATACCTACGTCACCATCAGGAATTTTAAAATATGCATTAGACCAAAAGCCAGGAGATAAAAATCTACAAGAATTACTAAATAGTTTTACTGCTGACCCAACAATACCTGGAGTAATAGGTAAAAAAGAAGAAGAATTTTTAATGCAAATGTTAGCAAGTTTAAATATAAATCTTGTAAAAAATACAACATTTGGTAGCAAAAGAACATTCTTTCCTAAGTTAGCGGATAGTCAGTCTACAGAAGGATTAATGACATTTATTTCTTCTCTATTAGGAAATGAAAAAGCATCTTCTATTGTTAAATCTAAAACAAAAGCTATGAACCCTGAATTAAAAAAGATTGTAGATTCTTATGTAAAAGAAGCAGAGGAGCAACGATCAGCAATGGCTGCAAGAGCTGCTCAAGGGTATGATGTAGCACCAACAATAACATTAGACGAAGTTCCAATGATTAGGTCTTATAATCATGGAATAACATACAATAAAGACGGAGACATTGTTGAGCAAGCTGCTGGATTTCATATATTTAAAGATATATTCGGCCCATCTGGTGGCACTCAAGGAGGAATTGCTAGATCAACAAAGCACTTCACAATAGGAGATTCAGTTCAGCAAAGAACTGGACATACTAGTGGATCAGTATGGAGTCCAAATCAACCAAAAGTAGTTACCACATTAAGAAATTTAATTGACAACAATGGTAATCCAGAAAATTTACATGAAGTAGACAGTTGGTGGATACAGCAATTTGGCAAAGAGTTTAAAATAGGAAGAAAAAACGCTAGCGTTATTCAACCCATTACTGGAAGAAAAGACTATATTGAAGAGCTAAAAAAGCTTGGGATATATAAAGAAGGAGAAGAATTTCCAATAATTGCAGAAAACGCTACAAATAAGTCTGTACACTATTTGCAAAAACCAAAATATTCTGAAAAAGAAATAGAGCAGATACTAAAAGAATTTAGTGATAATCGTTACGAGCTTCCATCAATATCAAGAATACCACAATCAAAAATGAACGGAAATCTAAAAAGAAAAGGCTTTCTATTTCAAGATTCACATGGAATAGCTTATACAGCCCATAGATTGTTAGAAATACTTGCCATACAACGTGCAAAAAAACAAATTGGTATAGATACACCATTTCAAAGACTTCAAGATCATAGCTCATCAAGCATAACTTTAAGTGATGACATAGCAGCGATAGCTCGCACTATTGGAGCAAAACCTAGTTCACGCCACAGCGATTCTAGTTTAAGCGATTTAGAAAGCGCTGGAACTAAAGGATTTTTTGATCAAGGCACTGAAGAAAATCCAGATTTTAGTAACCCATTTAAACTTCTACAACGGGGTGGAACTTCAAGCACAGAGAATGCACTATCAGCAATGCTAATGCATCAATTTTTTGGAAAATATAGTAGCGGAAAAGTTAGATCAAATTCTACTGACCCCGCGATAAGACTTTCTGAGGCAACAGGGCTGTATGTTCGTCAATTGATGGAATATAGGTCAGGTGCAACAACAACTCCCCCAAGCTGGGAAGAGTATGTTGCGTTAACAAAAAAAATACAAAAAGACTTGGAAGATAGCAGACTAGCCCTTTCTGCTGGTGGATATATCAATAACAGAAAAGTTAAACTTCCTAAGTTTGCTAATGGAGGTTCTATTAAGGGCTATGCAATGGGCGGACTTATAAAGGGACCAGGTACAGGAATATCAGATTCAATTCAAGCAGGCTTTGGATATGCTGGTGGAGGATCAATTAGAGTTTCAAATGGAGAATATATTGTAAAGGCATCATCTGTTAGAGATTATGGCGTTAAGACAATGGATGCAATTAATAACGGTACCGCAAGAGTTGGCACAGAATCTGGCGGTACAGTGTATAATATAAATATGCCTGTTACAAGTAATAATGCAAATCCAGAAATTGTTGCAAATGAAGTTATGAGAAAGCTAAAACTTGAAATAAGCAAGAATAATAAAACAAATAGAGTTGGTGGATAATGGCTTATTCAATTCAATCAGGTATACAGGTATCCCTAGATAATGTTAATTGGCAAAAAATTACAGATCATAATAGAGAGCCAATTTCAGTGTCTACAGAGCTTATTGAAACCCAGGCTAGAATGGCTAACGGTAGAATGAAGAAGTATGTAGTTTCTCAGAAAAATACAATATCAGCATCATGGACATATGTCCCATCAAAAACATCTGAAACAGCAGACCTCAACCATGGTGCTGCTTGGCTTGAATCATTTTATAGATCTAATGTAGGGTCTCCAATTTATGTTAAGATAGTAGAGTCTGGACTAAATGGGTCTGAAGATTTTGTTACTGCACAACATACCTCTAAGGTATATACTGTATTTATGACTAACTTTTCTAAAACCATTATTAACAGAACAAAGGTTTCAGATTACGTTAGTATGAGCATTGACTTTACGGAGATCTAATGCTAGGTAATGTCAGCTCTTCAGTCTTCACAGGCTCAGACTCAATCACTTTGACACCAGTAGTTTCTGCAGAGTGGAATCATAATTTATTTAATGCTCCATATATAACTACCGCTGGAATCGGAGAAGAGTTAACGGCAACTGCAATATCACCTTTGCCAACAGATGTAACACCTACGCTTAAGCCTAACTTTGTAACTAAAAGCTTTGCTATGTTGCGACCAGTTAACGTTCAACCAATTACTACATCAACACCAAGCGCAAGTGACTTTGCTATAACAAATTCAGTTGTATCTTCATCTAGTATTAATGTTTCTTGGTCTAATCCACCAACTGGAACTGTATTTTATAGAGTTCAAACAACTGGTCAGTCAGACACAATTTCATCAGGAACAAGCTATACATTTTCTGGACTATCATCAGGCCAATCATATACTATAAGCATTGAGGCATGTAATTCTTCGTTTGGTGTTCTTGGTAGTATTAGTCAAATTTTTACAACTCAGTTATCTCCACAAGATATGGTTAGTCAAGGAAAAGTATCATATACTATATCTGGAGGATCTAGTTCTGCATATAAAGTAGTCACATATGTAAAGACTAGTAGTCCTATTCCAGTAATGATAAATGCATCAGGAAGAGGAACAGGCGTTCAGTACGGCTCTGAGTACGTTGAGGCAGACTCTTTAGGATGGACTAAGGTTGTTACCTACGTAGCCTCCCAAAGCTCTGATAACACCTTTGCAGGCTTTGTATACACTATCGCAGCCAACTCCATAAGTGGTGAAACAAATAATCCAATAGTATATTTTACAGAACCTAAAGTATACGCTACCACTTATTTTGATTATCAAAACCACTCACTATTTCCAACAGAAATGCCATTTACATATTTTAGGCCAGGGGAGTCATATGTAGGATCAGGTAATACAAAGTCAAACTTCCCATCTGCATTTAGAAAGATTACCTCTCCAGTGCTTACTGGATATACTACTCCTACATATTTTCCAGTAACTCCAATTTTACAAAATCCAAAGTTTTGTCTTGCCTCTAAGCCTGTACCAATATTAAAAAATGCTTTACCAACAGATACATCTGCATATAGATATTTTGTTTCAGATGAATCATCAAGAAGCATTACATCTATTTATGAAAAGCCAATTACAACAAACAAGTTAGTTATTAAATTTAATACATTAATGACTGTGCCAGTTGTTAACATAGCTATTGATGGAACTAACATTACAGTTGACGATAGTCAAAATATATCACCTTCAGCTAACTCAGAAGGTGGAAGAAGTACTGGAGTCCTAATTCTATACTGGAATGGTTCTGCTTGGACTAAAACAAAGTGGTCATCAATGCCACAATTCAGCTCTACTGGATCATTATATTTGTCTACATCATTTAGCAAGATAACTATAACTCAGATAGATCAAAGAACTAATCCAGAATTTTTATCTTTGACAGGAGAAACACCACCACCTTCAGCAGGACCAACAATTACCTCATTTTCTGCTCAGTGTGCTAACCCTGATAATGGAAGATGTTTATCTTCATCAGTTGGTCAAACCCAATCTATTTGGGCACTGTTTAGTTACGCTAACGCATCATCTTATAAAATAACAATGTCTCCCTCAACAACTGCTGGAAGCACAAAAACAAGCAATGCAAACTCAGACACAGATGCTTATCTTGGACTAGGATCTTGTGGAACAACTTATGCACTAACTTTAACGGTATACGCAGCAGACAACCAGCAAGGAGCTTCTTCATCTCAGACAATAAACTATACAGTAAACTGCACTTCAACACCAACAGAAATTCCTTCAGCTTCATTAAATGTAGTATCTGATTTAAAAAGAATGCACGTAGTAGAAATTTCTCCAAGACTTGAGATTGATTTGACAGATTTTGTTCAGTCTGTATCTATTGATAAATCTTTAGATGCAAGCAATAGCCTACTTCCCATTTCTTCTCTAAATTCCAACGATGCCCGAATTACTTTATCTGGAATACCAGCTATGATTGGATCAACAATAGTTCCAATTTTTTCTAGTCAAAGTGATCAGTCATCTACAATATTGGCAAACATGCTAAGAAAAAATATTAAGTTTTATATAAACTTTCATCTTAAAGAATACGCATCACCTAACTCAAAAATATCGTCAGACACCTATATTCCTGGCGGAGTTTTTTATTCAGACTCTTGGGCTGAAAATGATATTAAGGATATTACAGTTCAATGTTTTGACATTTCTAGGTACTTACAATCAATAGCAGTAGCAGACTATGTTGTGAATTTAAAGAGGCCATTTGAAATTATAACAAATATTTTAGATTTATCTGGATTTACAGACTATGACTATGACTCTCTTTATAGAATATTTGACTCATCAGAAGCTCCAGTAAATCTTTATTATTATTATTGTAATTCTAAAGATTCAACCATTATGGAATGCTTAAATGAATTGTTTATAGCTTATCAAATTGGCGCATATATTGATGAGTATGGAGTTATGAAGTTTTTAAGTTTACACAACATATTATCATCTTCAGGATCTAACCTTGCTTTGACAGATGGCAACATTATGAAAGATGGATTTAATATATCAAATAATGCTAAACCAGGAAAAATTTCTTTAAAATATCAAACACCAAAAATTAAACAATCACCAACTGTTCAGAATGTAAACAATGTTGATATAAAAAATTCCCCATCTTATATATACACAACTTCAAATGATGTTGTTTGGAGCCAGCAAACCGTTGACTCTGTTGGATTTAATTATCTTAAATCAGATATGCTAGAAAATTCCAATATATTTGAGATTAACACTAGTGATTTACTAGATATTTTTTATACATTTGATATGAGTAATGATGGCTTTGCATTTATTGAAAATGAAATTGTTTCTTTTGCATATAAAGAATACAAGCTGTCAACTCTTAGTGGCAGCAAAGAAAAATTTATATCTATTAAAAATAATCTTGATCTTACTTCATATATAGATACATTTATTAAAGAACAAGGTATTGGGCTTAGACTATCTAGTGCTAAAATTACCTCTGTCTCTGGTAATGGAACTGAGATTACTTATACATCAGCGAATACCTTTAAAGTTGGTGACAGAGTAATGATTGCTGGAGTTGTTCCATTTCTTTATAATATTCAAGGTATTATTAGTGAAAGAACAGCAACATCATTTAAGATATTAGGAAAACAAACAGGAACATATGTATCAGGTGGGGAAGCCTATATATCTGCAGACTATGACGTCCTCGTAGAACTAACAGGAAAAATTACAAATGTAGAACGTGGTCTATTTGGAACCGTTCCTATGGAACATAAAAAAATAGAAGATTTAGCAAGCAAGGGTTTGTCAAAAATAGCTATAACTCCAGGCTTTGAAATATCTAATACAGCACCTACAACATCAATTGTTAACAGTAAGGCAGAGTACCCTAAACTGCCAGAGGTAAAAAGCATTTCTTTAAGTACAGCAGATTCTGATTCAACACTTATATTTCCAACATCTCAAGTAGACATTGGCTATAAAACATACTCTGTTAAATTTAAATTAGATGAAGAAGGTGGAGCAGCAGCAGGTTTATTTTTTAATATGACAAGTGCAACTGATCCTACAGGCACATACTTTGTAGAACTTGCAAGATATAATAAGATTAATCCAAAAACACAGGAACTCTATGATGCACCAACATATAATTACACCCTAAGCATTTATGATCATACAGGAGCAACCCAGTCATGGGCAGATGTTACTGCTGAGTGTGTTAATATAATTGATAATTTTTCTAAAGTATTAAAGAAAGAAGGTACAGAAGATGCACCTATATATTCTTATGAAAGAGATCAGTGTTTCAATTTAAAGGTGGTTCATTATTTAACAGATGGTAAAGATGGAGAAGATGCAACAGTTGAAGATCCAAAAAACTGTTTGTTAGTGTTTATAAATAATGTTGAGATAACTGGCTGGCAAATTCCAGGAACAGAGTATAATGGAACTACTGCTCCGTCAGCAACTGGATGGCAAGCATCAAAAGTTAATCAGCTTACGGGCCTGGGGCAAAAGCCAACGATACCAGATGACATTAAAATTGGTACAAAATTTGGGTTTTTTGCTTGTAGTATCCCACAGAGCATAACTAATCTTTTTCCACCACGTATAAATTATCTTCCAGTCTCTAATATACCAGCGACACTGAGAGAAATACATTCTACTGTAAAACCATTAAAAGAAAGAAGTGTAAATTACTTCTATCAAGATAGAGAATTTTTAAATGGACTAGTTCAAAAACAACCACTGTATACAAAGTCTCCCACATACCTTATGCAAACAACTCCAGAAGTATCTGGAATTAATTATTATGATGTTGAGTATCAAACCCCAGCTGCTGTTTCTGTAGACGTTTTTCCAGTTAGCTATATGATGAAATATTTTCCAGGTAATAAGCCAATAGATAAACAACAAGCTCAGAAGAAAATAGTTGATGAATATTCTCTAGCTTATTCAACACCAATAAATACTGGGTTCAGATTAAGAATGGCAATAGCCAATGGATCCCCACATATGGTGTACCTTAAAAAAGACTCTGATGATGTAAACAATGCTACTGTATTTCTAAATCTATTTACACAGGAAATAATTGCACCTTCAGATCCAGAAATTATTGAAAGCATTATAGATTATTCTAACTTGTCAGAAACAGTTCAGGTAGACTCAGAGTGGATACAGTCTAAGCAAGCAGCCTATAAAACACTAAAGGTTGTTCAAAGAGGTATTGAGGGTTTTTCTAAAAATGTATCTTTAAGTATATTTGGCAACCCTTTAATTCAGGTGGGAGATATCGTAACCCTGTCTTACTCCTTAAATGGCATTGTTGGTCAAAGATATCTAGTACACTCAGTATCTCACAGCTTTAGCCAAGGACTATCAACATCTCTAAATCTTAAAAGGATTCAAGAGTAGTCCTTTGTGGTATAATTAATTGACAGGAGACAAAAATGCCATATGTTAAAATATCAGACCCTAATATTATAGATCTTGCTGCTTGGCACCAAGTTATTAATGTTATTAATCAACACAGCGATACTCTTTCTGCTATCACAAATAATTTTGGTATTAAAGGAACTGCTGTTACAGACTGGAATGGCGAAACAGAAATTTACGAAGAATTTAATTCTGGCTCACAAAAAATACTTTATGGAAAGATTGTGATTGATACTAGAGCAGGTTCTGCCCAAGATTTAAACGTAAATAATTATCGTATGTTTTATCAAACAATAGATTTTGATAACGCTCCAAGTGGAACAGCTAGCTTTAAAGCAAAACCAGTTATAACAACTTCAATATCCCTTCCTGGCTCAACTGTTACATCAGATAGAAACGTTGGTCTTATCTGTACTGTAATTGCAGTAACTCAAACAAGTTTTACGGTTCGTGTTATTAAGGCAAGAGAATTAACTGCAGAGACAGGCACAACGATTGCTGATCCAAAGCCAATTCAAACTTTTCAAATAAACTGGATTGCTATAGGACCAAAGTAATGGCTAAGGTACCACCTAAGTCTGTTTATAAAAGCCCCAAGTCTGTTGCTAGAAATCAACCCGTAACAATAAGTGTTGATGATCCAAGAGCAGCTTGGGATAAGATTGGACAGACTAGAGCAAGGTTAGGCTCTGAACTTGAACTTGTTGGATTAGATGACATCCCTTTAATTAGTGGAGGAAAAAGTTTAACAGCATCGGTTGGTCCACCAACATTGGGTATACCAAAAGATCTAGAAAAATTTGTAAGTCCTCCAAGTAATGGCCAAGAAGCTAAAATTGTATATGGATTTGGTGCTATAGTACCAACAGATATTACTAATGTTTCAACAGCCTGGTCAGGATCAAGTCTTGTAGTTACATTTGATTGGGACTATGCAGATCCTGCTAATGCAACCGTTACAGAATTTATTTTAGAAATAACTTTATCTACAGGCACAGTTCGTCAAACTCCATACGGTTCTTTTCCAGTAAATAGAACACAAACAGGACAAACAACAACACTTACAAAATCTTTAAATAGATCTACCCTTGGCGTATTTGGAACAAACATTACAAGTATTTGTGTTTATGCTATTGATGCATTTTATAATACAAGTGGTAAGGTTTGTGATGCAACAGTTCCTGCATACGTGGTTAACCTACCAGTACCAGTTATTACAGTTACTTCAGCAATGAGTGGATATAGCGTAGCTTGGACAATTCCAACATCTGTTCAAGATCCAGATGAGGTGTTTGACGCTATTGATATTTATGAATATGAGTCTAGTGCTTCTACAGAACCAACAGATGTCACTTATTCAAGGGTATACTTTGATCAAGTTTCACCAGCAAATATTATTACAGTTAATAGTAATGATAGATGGGTAAAGGCAAGATTTTCTTCAGATGGAGGAACATACACAGCATTTTCTGCTGCACAAAAAGTAACACCAACATCTCCAGTTACAGTAGACACCACTGGACCAGCCGCTCCAACTGGATCAGTAACTGGTGGATTAGAAACTTCTGGAACGATAGGCTTTAATGCTTTCTTAAATATATCTTGGACTGCAGTATCAGATACTACTTTACGAGGGTATAGAATTAGGTTTAGACCAGTAACTACTCCAGCATCTGCTTACTCTTATGTAGACTCCCCAGGAAATGGAACAACTTTTAGAATTACAGGTCTTGCTTCAGGCACAAGCTATGAAGTTCAAATTGCATCATATGATGAGTTTAATAACACTTCTTCATCATATCAAACATTAACTAATAGCCCAGTGTCAACTGCTGGATCTCCCTTTATAGGAACAAATGTTTCTACAACTGGATACTTTGAAGCTGGAGTTTCTGGAACAGATACAGGAGTTTTTAGATTTGGCTACGGGGTAGCTACTGGTAAAAGAGGCTTATCATTTAATACAAACAATTATTGGTATATAGATTCATCTCAGTCAGCGTCTTTAAAGGTTGGTGGAGCAGACAACTATGTTACTTGGGACGGCTCATCTCTTATAGTAGCTGGAGACCTACAGGCTAAAAAAGGATCGTTTAGCGGAAACGTAAACATTGCAAGTGGTGCATCTCTATATAGTGGTACTTTAACTGGAAATACCGTTACTGCTTCTGCTAATACTGGTGGTTCATTGTCTAGTGCAGGATACATATTAAATGAAGATGGAATTACATTTTCTAATGGGCTATCAGGAAATGATTTAAGACAAACTACTATAGTTGGAGCAAGTGGATTACTCACAACAAATTCAGCAAATATAGGTGGATGGATTATAACTCCAGGCTCAATAACAAAAACTGCAAGGGGAGAAGGAAAGATTTCTTTAGACTCAGCAAATGGATACATCTATGTAACTAGAGACGATGTAGAGACAATTACTGCTGGTATTAATAGTCCAAAAGATGATAACGATAATGTTTTTTGGTCTGGCGGAAGTAATCCAACAGATGAAACAAGCCCATTTAGAGTTAGACTAAATGGAGATCTATTTGCAAGCAATGCAGAAATTAAAGGTGTTATAAGGGCTACTAGTGGTGGTTTTGGAACATTTGATCCATCTACTAACCTTATTACAAACGGTTGGACTATTAGTACCAATGGAATAATTGCAAAGGGTGAGGGTAGCATTAAAATTGGAAACTATTCAATACAAACTCTTGAGCCAGACGGTTCTGATTTTTCAATAAAATATATTGCAGGTAATGAAAACCTAATAAGAACAGATTCTTTTGCTAGCAATGTTGATGATCCAAAAAGAATATTTATAGGTGATAGTACAAGACAGGTTGAAGTTGCTAAATCAGCAAGCCTATCTGGAGCTGGTTCAATAGTAACTTTGCCAACAAGCAATGCTACAGCTCTAAGTGCTTATCGCTCAGGTGGTCTAAGAAATATATTTACTGTTTCAGAGTCCGCAAGAAGTGGTTCAACTGGAGACGGAGTAGATTTTAGTGGAAATGTGCTAGATTATCCATCAGCAATTAAGGGTGACATGCTGATTGTTTATAAAACTACAGGAACCAATCCAGACCCTAAATGGAGAGAGGTAGTCGCAACATACGTAGCCATTACTGGTACAGCCCCTACTCCAACGCCAACACCTACGCCAACACCTACGCCAAC